ATCAGGACTGAGAGCCGTAACTGTTCCGGCAACTGCCACATTATCCTCAGTGGCAATAGCCCCGCTCTGCCCCTTCAAATAGCGGGTGTTATATACTACGCCGTCATTCCAGTCGGCGGCGGTAACTAGATATCCTGTGACCTGTGTCGCTACAGCATTCCATCCTGCAGGCATTTACTCCACCCCCTTTTCTTTATTTTGCTCCTGGAGATATTCCAGGCTATCACTCCAGTCCCAGTTGCGATTCTTGGGATATGGTCTTTTGAGCAATACATTTTCGATTGCAGTTCTATTTTTAGGCCATTCAACTTTCAGATATTGGCTGTTATGCGCCATGTTATAGCAGGACTGGCAGAGGAACAGACCATCCTCCCGGGCGAACTCAGCTCCGCCGCATTCCTTGTCCGGGCAATCGACTATCCAGCGATTGTGGTTTACCCTGGGGTGTACGATAACATCAGAGGTTGATAACCTGGCTGGCAAATCTAGCCCCTTCCGTTTAGCCACAGACCGCATATTGTTCTCACGTATAGCCTTTAACAGTTCTGGTGTCCCGGCATGAGAGCCTTCATTGTGATAATTATCCCAGGTCAATATCTTATCGAATATGCTCATGTCTCCCCCTTTAATAACATAGCCTGGTTGATTCTCCCAACGTGCTTACCCCCAGCGTCCAGTATTCCTCACTATCAGCTTTAGCCACAGTCCAAGTAGCCACGGGATTCACTCCACCAATAGGTATATCGAGTTTCACTTTGTTGATGAAGTAATCTCCATTGATTCCCAGCTCTGTAGACTGGATGGTTATTCTGTCGGAGACGGTTCTGGCCAGTACCTGTGTCAAGTGGACATTGGTATCACCTATCAATTGCACATTGTCTATCTCCGGCTGCGGGTCTTTGCGGATAGAGAGAATATAGAGAACAAGCTGCAGGGCTACCTCCGCACTCGCTCGAAACTCCCCGCCTGCAATATCCATTGTGCGAATGTCATAACGATCTTGAGATGTAGTATCTGATTTCTTGATGGTAGTTTTATTCTCATCGGAATATAATTGCCCCCATATCCTCAAGAGAGTTATGTAGATTGTGGCAGCAGTCAGATTTATTAGAGATATCATAGCGCCATCGGAGAATACAACCACTGCTACGCCCAGATCACCGGCACCGGAGTGGTCAGCACCGCTATTATTGGCTGCCGAGTTTGCGCGCACTTCATCGGTTGCTTGCTGAGGTAAGCCGGTAAACCTCGTTAAAGGATTACTCACATTCTTAGCGAAATTAGAGAACTTAGCCCAGAAGGTCTTTGTCTCTCCAGCTCCGAGGTAGGGTACATCAGCCGGAGAATAAGAAGCGTTAACATCTACCAGTTCCCAGATATTAGCTGAAGCTTGGAGAACATGGGGAGTCACCGGACAAGCTATCTCATTCCGCACCGACTCAATACCATAGTCGTAATCCATGCCTGTTAAATCCAGCACAGTAGTGAACGTGCCCTGGGAGACTATATGTGGAGCTGCAAGGCGATGGTGTCTATCCTCAGCGGCAAGGTTGCCGGAACGATCAACATAGGTGAAATCTAACTCGGCATCATCTAACTCTCTAAGCGAATCAAGGCAATACGGGTCATCCTGGGTATAGTAGAGGTCAAAGGTATCTACGCCGGTATCTATCACCCTCTTGGCAGCGTGCCATCCGGCAGAATCAAGAAGAGCGCCTTTAATGACACCACTCAATTGCGCTTCCTGGAGAGGGATATTGACCTTCGCCCGGGCCAGATAGTCCATGCCGTCCAGTAATGATAATGTCGCCATCTGTTCATCGACAAACGGCCGGGGAAGGTCTGAGGTCAGCTTGCCTTCAAACAGGTCATATACTGTTCCTAGCCAGGTCGCCCGAATTCGGAAAGGCTTATTCGGTTTGACGTATGGATAGAGTGGGGAGGTCGTAAATTCAGGACACCACTTAGAGCTAAAGTTGTTGACTATGAGGGAACATCTTCCGGTTTGCGCCTTCACCAGATCGAAGGGGAGCTTCGAATTTTTGCCGTATTCGATAGTTACCAGTTTTACATCACTGGTAACATGCTTGATAAGATTCCACTTCTCCATGCAATCAGCTACAGATAATGCCGAGGTAACTATCTGAGCATCGTCGACAGCCATAGCCGTGAAGCCAGCTCCGACATTGCCCCAGATAAGGTCATCCCCAGCATCAGTAGTATATGCTCCATTACCTGCGGTTGTACCTGAATATGTGCACTCAACGCCGTTCTTGCAGATGCGCCATGTCTTTGTTGCCACCAGGAAGGTAACATCCCACATCGCCCATTCGCCTACCACCAGATCACCGGGGGAGGTATAGTAGAGGGCATTAGCAACGGCAAAGTCAGCTCGCACTCTAAGCCTACCATTAGCCATAACGCATATAGAGAAGGTGTTCTTAGATACTATAGGTCGCCAATCTACTAAAGCATCAGGCCGGAACAGGAATGAGAAGGTGAAATCGGCTAGCGGCAAATCATCTATTGAGGCATCGCTGCCACAATTTACCAGTGTGCTAACGCCATTAAATGTCAGGGCGAATCCGGGGAGATAGCCAGCCTCCCATGCACCGTCAGTAATGGTTCCATCATTGTCACCTGTCTCATCGGCAGCAGTAGCCCCGGTGCCTTCATCGAAGCGCCACCAGGCCACCATACCAGCCGATGGCGACTCCGAGTACCACGGATCCCAAGCCACTTCATAGGTCGGCTCAGCCATTCAAGCCGTCCCTCTTATTAATAGTCGAGATTATATCCCGGACTTTGTAGCCAAAATCCAGAGCATCTGCCTGTGAGCCCATAAAAGCACCGGCCTTGATGGTGACATTGACAGACCATCCGCCCACGCCAGCAGGCAAAGGATTGCCCATACCCATATACCGCTCACCGCCGTGTGCAATGATAGGCACAGGCTCACCGGCAGCACCAGGAACAATGCCCCCATATTGGAGTGATGGTATAGTGGGGAGGGTAGGTAAATTAAGTGAGAAACCAGGGAATACAGTCACTCCAGCTATTGAAATTTTTGGAAGGTTGATGATCTCCATACCCGAGACGAACCCCATCATTTTATTGAACAGTCCTATAATGGCGTTCATCGGGGCTTTTGTTATGTTTACAATCGCATCCCAGACAGTCTTGAGAACACTAAGTATTTCATCCTTCCATTTCATGATAGCCAGGGGGACGGCGGCTACAGGGAAGAGGAACCCAAGAATGAGCAATCCCCACTCTTTGAAGAATCCTGTTATCTCATCCCAGAATGCCCACAATAGGACACCGGCGGCGATGATAGCGGCGATACCCAGGACGACTAAGGTAATAGGCCATAGGACTGTTGCCATTGTGATACCAAATGCAGCTAAAATACCGTTCAACCCGATAATCAACATCCCTAACGACATGATTCCGGTCATCAGGGGCTCAAGAGGTTTCAGAAATCCTCCCATCTGGAAGGTTATCTCACTCCACTGTTGCTTCAGTTTTTCCATGATACCGAACTGGCTGTTGGCCGCTTTGGCATATTCATCTGTTAACCCCGTAGCCCCAGCCATTTTTTCTTTATAGCTATCCAGTTCGGATTGCGTTGTGCCTAATATCTCACTGAGGCTAATTTCGCTTGTTTGTGCCTGATTTGTAGCCTCCGTAAGTTTGTCTTGTGACGCTTTGACCTTATCCTGAGTATCCTTTACCCGCTTGAGTATATTCTCTCTGTCCAGCTCGGCTTCTTGGATATCAAGGAGTGTTTCTTGCCTCTCACGCTCGGTCAACTCAGTGTTCTTCAATGACTCATTCAGATCATCTATTCGCCATGAGTTCCGTTGCAGCGCAATATCTGATTCAGCGAAGATACCCGCCGCTTCCTCTTGTATGTCGGCCAAATCCTTCGTTGCATCAGCCAGAGCCATTTGAGCATCTGCTGCATCACCAGCCGAATCAACTATAGCCTGTAAAGCTGTATCTAATTGCTGTATAGCGGCTCTTCCCGTGATACCTCTGCTATTTAGTATTGCTAGGGCTGCCATAGCATCCTCAGTTGTTAATCCAACCTTCTGCATATCAGGAGCAAGACGTTGCACTACTGTAGCAAAGTCAGATAAATCAACGGTAGTATTCTTAACTAGCCAGGTGAATTTATCCATCTCTGCTGAGGTTGTGGGCAATTCCATTCCAAAGGCTCTGAATACAGGTATCAACTGTTCTGCCATCGTGGCAGCTTCCCCTCCGGTAGCATCAGCTAGAGCATCAAAAGCGTTAGCCGCATTAGTTAATTCTTGTGTATTTCTTACGCCAGCCCTAGCCAGTATATCAAAGGTAGCCGCTACTTCTTTAAGATTGAAACTTACATTAGCGGTAGCCAGGGTTAAATCTCTCATCTTACTGGTAGAGATGCCCATGGTCATACCAGTTTGGGAGAGATCAGCATTGAGCTTCCTAGCATCTGAGGCAAGCTTTAGACCGGCTGCCCCCACTCCAGCCAGAGCCCCGCCAATAGCCAAGGTGTGCTTCTTAACATATCCAGCAAGCCCTTCCATATCCTTCTGGACTTGCTTAGTGCCTTTAGTAAATTCAGATAGATTAGCTCCGATAGAGACAAACAGTTTCGCTATTTCGCCTGCTGCCATCGCTTATCTTCTCCATCTATCGTTTTCATGTAGCTCTCTACTATGGCTAATTGCTCCTCTGGTGTCTGTTCTCTTTTCTGTTTGGGCATAAAGTCCTGCGGTTCATAGGTTTTGCCACCCTTGCCCTTCAGCATATTCACTATAGTGCTGGCTATAATTCCAGTCCGATAGTCCTGCCATTCTTCTGCTCTTTTATGCCTATCCGTTAAGGCCACAAACTGCCTCAGGGTCAAGTGCCAGAATTCATCCTCTGATAACTTGAGATCGTAGCGGCCTATGGCCCAGAGCGTAAGCCAATCGGTCGCTACAACCTCTAAGCTAAAGGGGGTGTGGCAGAATCTCCTTTCGACTTCTTGACACGGGTAACCTTCGGTATCGAAACTTTATAGAGTTCTGTAATCCTCTTTATAATGTCACCCATGTTATTCATAGTGATCAGTTTACCCACATCGTGAGGCGTCATTTTCTCATCCTCACTCTTAAGGCAAGCCCAGAGCAATGCTCTTATCTCTGTCGCACTAAGGTCTTTACCGATGGCTGAGAAGTTCTTGCCTGTCGCCTTCTCGAAATCGCTCATGGCGTTCAGGTCAAGCCTCAGTCGCCTCGGCTTGTCCAGCTCTATTTCCACATAGTCTCTTTCCATATCATCCTCCCTTTAGCTTATTTTCTTTATGGCCTTACGATGTAGAACACATAGGTCTTAGCCACCTTGCCAGTTTCCTGAACAGTGACATCTATCTGAGTCACGGTGTCGGCTGCCCCGATATCCAAAGCCCCGGATTGGTTGCCGCTGGCTACTGTCTGGTACGAATCATCGAAGTAGTCATGGATGGTGATTGTGTGAGCTGCGGCAGTCGGAGTCATCTTGACCCAGGTCGATAGAGTGTTCACGGTGCAGGAATATTCGAAAGTGCCGATGGCAAATCCTGGGACTTCCACCAGAGCGGCACCTGCGTTCTCCTCAATACCGGCCCAGCCACTCATACCGGTTGATAGGGTGATAGCCAGAACAGGCTTACCACTTATCTTCATACTGGCTGAGAATGGCACCTTGTCATCCAGTGGAGCCTCAGTCTTGAATTTGGTAACTAAGGCTGTGAATGTCCAGGTGGTTGCCATCGCAGTCGGGAAGGTCAGGACGAATGTCTGCATGGTTGCAGCTACGAGGTCATCATGCAACCCCTTCTGGCCATTGGTATCACCGGGATAGAAGTTACCCTCTATCGAGACTTCGCCACCGTCTCTCATTCCCCCGACAAATTCCTTAAACGCATCAGGGCTATTAAGGTGCGTCACGTCTATAGCGTTCAAGGACATCTCAGGTCCGCTGATAGATTTCACCTCGGCGATAGTGTTCCCATTCCTCGCTAGAATGGTAGTATAGGTGTGCTTCGCATTCGATACTGGCATTGTTTTATCCTCCTTCTATTTATTCAGTATGTGCGATTATAAAATCAGCTATTACGCTGTAAATCCCCGATGTTGGGTCATAGTTGTCCAGTTCATTATCGATTCTGGTTGCCTGGATAGTTATCCCTCCCACTACACCTGAGTAGTCATTCAGGTCTACTATGATTTCATCCATGAGTTGCCTTGCCAGAGCGTAGGTTGTAGCCCATGCCGTAAACTGGAAGCGTGGCATGGCAAGGTGAGAGTTACCGGATAGTGACCGCACTCTTGCCGTAGAGATACGGCTATAGGAGATAGCAGGTAGCGTCACCTGTGGGGGAAGGACATCTGGATAGATACGAGTTCCTGCGATTGTCATGGCGTTAATATCTCCACAAGTGATTCCTCAATATGATCTCCAGAGACAGCGGGTGTTACTGATAATATCTTTCGGATAGCTTCCTCTGGCGTGTCGCAAGCGGTAATCAAACTGAAGCTTGTCTCTACCGAATATCCGCTCCAGCCCCCCTCATTCTTATGGCTCACATGCCAATAGTAGGTCACGCCGTAACTCAGTGACCCATAGGCCGATATGCTTTCAAGGTTAACTGTGTCCTCCCCGCTATCAAGGATAGGGCTAGAATAATCACCGGCGATAGCGGAGATCTGCCATTGCGAGGCTAAGTGTGTGCCCCCGCCTGAGAATGGGGAACTTTCTAAAGTGACTTCGGTATTCCATTTCTCATCGCCGTCAATAGGTAAGACATTGGAAGGAATATCGGGGGGCAATATAGTTATTGTATAATCTATATGTAATTTTGCCCCATAAATATGAGTGCTATATTCATAAGCCCTGCATCCTAGTTGCCGACTTGATATATCCGTATTGCCTATGAATAAGATGGTTAATGAATTACCTGATACCCATCCAACTCTATCAATTATTTCATGAATAATAGATGTTATACTTGGGCTGTCTTTCCAGCCTATACCAATATTAGTTGCTACCCATGATACAAATGCGGATGTTCTAACCCTACCTATAATATCCGCTTCGGTAACAAAATCATTTGCGTTATCAACATCATTACCATATATTTTCAGATTAGGATCATCGGCACCGCTACTATATGTAAGTAATGTGATATATGCACTGTTAATAACACTTCCTGGTGGGATAGTTACACCCTGGAAACGAAAACCAGGACATCTATATGCTGAAAGATTGGGATTAGTATAAGAGATGCTGAGACAGAATAATTCATCTGCATAGAATGTACCATCGCCATATTCGCAGGCATCATCATCACCAGATATAATCTGTAAATCTAAAACTGCCATCGCTATATATTCTCCACAATATCCTTCAAAGCTAGCCTTATTTCCTCTTGTGCCCTCTCTTTGTTCTCATCGAAAGCAGGGCGAAGGTATGGGTGAGGGGGTATTTGGACAGACTTGACACTATGCCAGACCCCTTTTGGGGATTGGAATTTGAGATAGGGTGCTTTCTTGGCTTCAACCAGCCCCCCAAATTCCTGAATAGCGGCATATTCGACATTCGTTCCAACATGAACAATACATTGCTCATTACTCTTTTCCTCACCACCTATATCAGTTCCTGTCGTATTTTCTAGTTCACCATGCCCCCCTATATGCAGGGATCGCTTTAAATTACCTGTTATAAAGGAGGCTTTAAGCTGTGCTTCATTACGAACCAACCACGCCCCAGCCATGACAGCCGCCTCCAACTTATCAGCCATTCTGGCGCCCAGCTTATCCATATTAGTATCAAACTCTTCCATGCCTTGAAGTTCAGACATTCTACTTCTTCCCCTCTTTATATCTCAGGTATTCGAGGAGTATCCGGTATGCCATGCGCTCTCGCTCAAGGTTCGACATCTATATATCCTGATCCGGGTCGCAAGGAGTATTGGTATCATTGTTACATTTATGCCAACTGGCTGTTATGGTTGCTTCCTCATCAGCCGCACCTGCGTTTATCTTGACTGCCAGTGCTTTCATAGCACGAATACGGTCTCGAAAGGCGGCCTTGGTGGCAGCAGGAATAGCCAGATATGCGGCTTCTGGGATGGCTAGGTCTAATCTAAAACGGTACAACA